GTTACTGACCATACGGATGAACTGTATGATATACCTTCTAATTTGTGAATCATAGAAAAAACTCTGCAAACTCATTATGTATTCCCTTTTTTTACGGCTTTACTAGTCTTTCGCGCCGCACTCATATTAACTATCAGCCTTTGGCGTGAGAGCCTTACTGAGGCTCTGTCTGGTGGGTAGTGTTTGACCTTCATTATTTGTATATGTAGAATTATCGTTGACAAACTTACTTTTCTGTGTCTGGTTAGTTGAACCGGGTGTAAGGTTAGTTCTAAGGTCATCCTGTATAGCAGTCCATCGTGTACCGTCATATCTAAATAATCTATTAGGCACGTAGTCTGTCCTTAGGCAATAATCACCTATGTTTGGTGCATTGGTAAACGCTGTTCCGGCAATTACTGGATAGCCATCTGGAGCATTTTGATCACCACCTAGGTATGCAACAATGGCCACATCAGGTGTGGTTGCCTGTGTTAGGAAGTCCACGGTACTATTAACAAGTACTACAGTAGTATCTACCGTCTGACCTGTAGGATCGCCTGGTGAACCATCTGGATTAACCGGTAAGTTATATAGTGGATCAATGTTAGTACCACTTTTGGGTACATCAATTTCGGCCTGTTGTATAATGGCATCATTGATTTGATTAAGTTTAGAAAACGTACTCAATATCTGTCCAATAGGTGTATTGTTAGCATCACCAGCACTGATGTTGTTGAGTATGTCTTTATATTCCTGACTGTCAACCAATGGTGTAGCTTTAACTCTGTAGAGATGTGGCCACCAGGTCGGACTGTAACCTTCTGCGGCTCTGTTAACATCCTGTATCACATAAAATCTTTTTAGTACTGCTGGGATCTCAGCATCAAGTGGATAATAGTCTTTGAGATGTTCTAATTCTAACACATCACCTGATATCATTTTTCTACCCAATGCGGAAATTGTATCTTTAATGTGGAATGTCATCATTAAAGTATCAGCACTCAGGAATATACCAAACTGCTGTAGATCAAAATCGTTGTCGTTTACATTATAGATGCCACGAAGTTTATATACACTGGTATCGTATTTACGATCCCTATTTTCCAAAAATAATAAATCCTGTATATTTTGAGCACTCTGATTTAGGTAGATTGGTTGTGTGCCATCCTTCCAATATACATTGATTGGACTGCCTGTGCCAATACTACTAACAGTATTGGATGATATAGTTACAGTATTTGCTGACACATTAGTAGTCATGATAACTGTATTGGAGGCAATACCAATCCCACTAACTGACTGTCCTGGTTCAAACAATGCTACATTGGCAAATGCTAGGGTACGTGTATCAACGGTGGCATTGGATGTGGTTACAAACGCCTGTGATTGAATATTGGTACCCATATATTTATGAAGTAGAACACCTGTTCCGCCAAGGGTGAACATTTCAGATATTCTTCTATCAAAAAATTTAAAATCGTTTGAGTGATTCTCTTTCCAGAGTGATAAACGCGGCACTATCAGATCCTCTAAGTATCTTGTATTTATGGCGCACTTGACACAAAATACCAAACATGTTACTATACAGAATGGATAAAATTGATGCATCTGACAGAATACAAGAATATCGTAAACGATTATATACGGGTCAATGCCTTTTAAATAACAATAACTATGATAAATGGTTAGAAATGAAGAAGTTGAGTACCAATATTGAACTACTATTAACTGAAATAAGTAAAGAAATGATTAACTGTAGACGAAAAAGAAATTTTACCCTTAAATATCATGAACTTATAGCAGAAGTTGAATCAGCAGTAACTAACTTTGAACATTATATATTAGTGTATGTTTTATCATATGGTTGACATCTAATACCAGTCGTGTTATAATACTCCTGTTAATAAAACTACGAGGTCACAATGCCCATACCAGCAAAATCCAAAGTTAAAAAAACACCCCGCACCCCGGTATCCTATGATGAACAATATACCGGTGATGAACCCAAATGGGACTTAGCATTGGCTGAGAAAATGGATGAGGCGACTTATACTATTAATCTCAGGCGTAGTCTATTCTACTACAATTATTATTACACTGTTAAGGAAAGTAAAAAGTATTTGATAAATTGGATGCGTAGCAATGACTACCCCAAAGACAAGATTAAAATTATGGACGCCGCAACTGATCGCCATATGCCCATGACATTGTGTAGTCTTATTCTGGCTAATCGTGCAGGTATGCCATTACGACCGCATGTGTTGGAAAGAGTTAAAAAGTACATTGAACGTAGTATACTGTTAGTTGATCCAGAAGCTGCCAAAATAGTAGCACCTGAAGCGGTCACAGTGTTTACACCCACAATCCAGGATGTATTAGCAGAAAAGACCAACGGATTAATTGGTGAGATTGAATATCATTTTGACCTCGTGGTGTCAGGGAAGCCTACGGACTTCAAACCTTACGATTTCCTAACTAAAAACAATGTACCACAGGCACAGTTATTAAAGTATGAACGAGTGTTTGGCGATATACGGCAAGAGTTTACTGAAGCAGAACAGGGCGGTGATGAGCAATTAAACGAAGCCTATGCTTTCCTGAGTAAATCTGACTTTAAGCGTATCAATGACTTCCTGAATAAACTTCAGGCGGCTATTGAACAATATCGTGGTGTTAAGAAAGCAACTAAAAAGGCTCGTGTTAAAAAGGCTCCTAATAAGCAGAAGTTGGTCAGCAAGATCAAGTATTGTAAAGAGCATAAGGATCTAAAACTAGTTAGTATCAATCCAGTAGACATTTTAGGTGCCACAGAATTATGGGTCTACAATACTAAAACTCGTAAATTGGGCAAGTTTGTAGCTGAGGACTTTCAAACGCTAAGTGTGAAAGGTACCACAATCTTAAACTATCATGAGTCTAAAAGTGTGTCTAAAACATTACGCAAGCCAGAAGACAAATTACGTGAGTTTAACAAAGCCGGTAAGATACAATTACGCAAGTTTTTGGAAGACATTAAATCTACTGAAACTCGTTTAAAAGGGCGTATCAACGAAGATGTTGTACTATTAAAAATAGCCTAAATATGATGTCCTGTTCGATAAATAATCGTAACAGGACATCATTATGACAACCGAAACCGTAGTAATAACGCCCGATTTACAATCTGATCTAAGTATAAGAACCCAAAGTCTGGGTGGACCTGGATCTATCAGCACCCAGAGTGCAATTGATGCCGCAGGAAATATAAATACACTCAATCAGTTACGCACTCAAATGGTTGATTACATTAGATTGCGTTTGGGTGATCAAATAGTAGATGTTGAGTTAGACAAAGAACATTATGATCTTGCAATTAAACAGGCATTAGTAAAATATCGTCAACGGTCACCAAATGCGGTTGAAGAGAGTTATGCATTTTTAGATTTGTTACCGGAAGTACAGGAATACATACTGCCCAATTATATTATGGAAGTTCGTCAGATATTTCGCAGGGGTATTGGATCAACTTCAGGAACAACTGCAAGTCAATTTGAACCATTTGCATCTGGCTATTTAAACACATATATGTTGGTAGCAGGGCGCGTAGGTGGATTAACTAACTACGAACTATTCGCACAATACCAAGAATTGGCTATGACTATGTTCGGTGGTTATATGAACTTTACTTGGAATCGTGTAACTAAAAAGATTACCCTAGTTCGCAAAATACCCGATTCTGGCAATAGTTATCTATCAGTGGCATCAATAACATCAAATGGTACTGCCACTGGCAGTATTATTACTATTACTCTAAATCAACCTGCTAATACTATACAAGTAAGCGATAGTCTATATATTAATAACTGTAATGTTACTGGCTATAGTGGGCAATATCGTATATTAACTATAGGTGGATTAGGCACTATTTTCACTGTACAAGCCACTCAAGTGTTGGGTGCGACCTCAGTAACTGGAGTTGATCTACAACGTACAAACACCTGGTGTCCTACAAGTCAAGGAAATGGCAATAATGTTTATGAAAGTATTCTATTGTGGATCTATAATTATAAGCCAGACAGTGTGTTATTAAGCGATCCATTAGTGTATCCTTGGTTACAGGACTACGCACTAGCATTCTGTAAAAGTATATTGGGACAAGCTCGCGGCAAGTTTGCTACTATAGCAGGGCCACAGAGTGGTACTCAGTTAAACGGCTCAGATTTGATGCAACAGAGTCAAGCAGAAATGGAAAAATTAGAGCAAGATTTGCTCATGTATATTGATGGTTCGACACCGCTAACCTGGGTCACCGGATAATTTGACAACACTGTTAGTCAGATGAAGTAATAGCTCAATTAGAACCTGATCAACGAGCGAAAAAGAGTAAAGAAAAACTTGCAGTACCTAAAATAATATGCTATCATTGTAGCAAGGAAATAGATGCTATAAACTATGAGGATGGCATGG